TTAAAGTACAAAGAACCAACGACTGTGGCCGCACTCCCAAGCATAGTAAGCTCTTCAGACTGCGCGGCGCCATTGATGTCTGTGCCTGTGATAGTTGCTTTCTTGCCAACGTCGTTCGTACTGGTCGTTGTAACCGAAACAGTACGGGCACTAGCAAAGACTACTGCACCACCATCGGCATCAGTGCCGTTTATAGTGAATGCGCCCGTTGGGCGTTGGTTGGCGGCAATCGATGCAACGTCAGCCGCATTTGTATCCGCCTCTACGAAAATCGCAGAAGCGTCAGAGCCAGTAAATCTTGAGCCCATGTCGCTTCTCCTAAGTTATCGTTCGATTGAGGCGATCACATAATCCAATGTCATGCTCTTAGCCGCCGCTGCACCATTCTGAATGCCAAACGAAACGGTTAGATCTTCGTCGTCTGGAACATTTGTCAGAGTAGCCTGAGAGGCAACATGCACATCATCAACAAAGATCTTGAACGCACCCGCTCCGTCTTGACCGCCGTTTGGATCGTAGTGAAAAGCAACAGTGATGAAGGTATCGTCTACCATCACATGTATATCTTCGTTTGCCGTAATCGCGTTATTCTTCTCGATATTAAAATCAAGACCAGTGCCGCCGTCAACTTTGATGAAGTAAAGGCCATCGGTAGTATCAAGAGGTGTGGTGTCGGTGATTCCAAGACCCATAACGAAGTCACACTGAGTTGCGTCATTGACCTTAAATCGAGCCTTAAAGAAAAGATTCTTGTCGGCAACATAACGGAAGCCTTCGCCCTTCAACTGCAAGAAGTCGAGATCGTCGTCGCCTGCGTCGTTGAGGATCTGCAAAAGACCGCCAGAGCCAGATACCAAAGCCTCAGTAGCGTCGCCGCCGCCAGCCTCAGTAGTTGTGACTGTCCAATCTCCCGCCGTATAGGTGAAGAAGTCGTTTGTGTAGGTTGCGTACTTAAATGGATCTAAGTAAGGGTAGTCATATAGTGGATCGCCAACCGCTTGGTTGGACACGCCATTTCTAAAGTGTGTAGGCATAACAGTTCTCCAAAAAACCAGCGCGAAAATGCGCCATTAGCTACATTGAGTCCCAAGTATAGCGCACAGTTTTTAACAAGAATAGTTTATTTTATTTGGTACAAACACTTGCACAACGACACGATATGTGAGACTATAGCAATGTAGTTAATTAACGGCAGAAAGGGGAAAAATATGAATGAAGTTAAGGTTTATCACAGTGCAATGTTTTGTCGCCCAGACAGCGGCTTTTCTTTGGTGGCAACAGTAAAAGTGCCTGAAGACAAGGGCCCTATGGAAGCTCTTGAGTATGCCTTTCGCTGGACAAATAACGTAGCGGGGTCTTGGTCAAAAGAAGAGGTGGTATCTCACATGGATGAGTACGGTGACAACGTGGAAGAGACTAACGGCGATTACAACAAGGATGTCACTCCATACGACCTCAGAGACGATGGACTTGGCACCCGATCAACGTCAGTTGAAGATAGAATGATTTTGAACGGTGTTGTTTACAAGGTATCTGATCTCGGATTTAAGGAGCTTCCTCTAGCTCCCGCAGAAATCAATATTGACATTGAGGGGGGTAAAGAAGAATAAAAAAAAGGGAGCCATGGGCTCCCTTTTTCGATTTACAGCCTTTGGGATTAAGCTCCCTGAGAACCGTAGATACCACGCCAGTCAGACCATGAGAAGCTGTAACGCTCTCGGGCCTTGTAGCGAATGTTGCCGGTTGTGAAGTCTGGCTCCATCGAAGTCTCCATTGGAGTACGCTGGAACATTTTAAGACCTTCGCCGCTGTCAGTGACAGATGTCAGCAAGAAGAACGCATCGGGATCAGTCAGGTAATGATTGACTGTGTAGCCGCCGGGTAATACGCCGGTGTTCTTGATGGCATTGATGTCGTTGTCAGCAGTACCAGATCGCAGTGTAGAATTAAGAATGCGATCAGCCACAAATACTAACTGTGGTGGTACAACAAGCTTAGTCGCCTGAACCGAGATGGTTAATCCCTTGTCATCGGTAAACGTGCTGATATCAATCAGCGCATCTTCCAAAGACGTCTCGTTCAAGTCCGCCATGGTGGTAGCGCGGTTAGCCGCAACTCCGCCGCCAGCTAACGGGTGTCCGGTGTTGATCATTGACACACCGTCGCCGCCAGTGAAATTAGCATTGAATGCGTTATTCAAAATATCCGCACCCTTTACTTCTTTCGTGTTAGCCATTGAGCGAGCCAGAGCCTTAACGTAGCGCTTGCCGAGGCTGTCGTAGAGATTATCTTCTACGGCTTCATCAGTAAGAGCAAAAGCCAGTGCGATAGTTTGATGCGTGTATCGAGCCGAGTACGACTCAGATGCATTATCAAAAACAACGCCCTGTCCTTCCGTCTTAGTTGGTGCTGCTCCGAAGCCCGTAATTAGGACCTCTTCCTCGAATGCACGTTGAGAATCTTCAATAGCGTAGATCTCTTCGTACTCTTTTTCGTAACTGTCATAGCTCAATCCAAACAAGCTGTTTAAACCGGGCTCTAACTCTTTTGCTAATTGTGCTCTTGAAATAGCCATTCGTCATTCTCCTTTATGCTAAGCCAGCGCCTTTGACACCCATGATATGGTTTTGAATTACACACATAACATTGGTATTAGCGGTAGCTACGTCGCTGTTGGATGGGTCCTGACTTATGTCAATACATTTCAGGGGCAAAGTTGTTGCGGTGGCGCCTGTAGAAACAGCAAGCTCCACGTTGCTACGGCCACTTGCAGTGTCACCAACAGAGGCGCCATCGACAATATCAAAATTGCCAAAAAGGTCAGCTACTGGGAACGCGGCATTTGCCTGCACTTCAAACACAACATTAGCGTCGTCAATTACAAAAGCAATAATATCTGCGGCGGCAATGCCACCGGGATAGTAATTACTAAATACTTGCTCACCAGATGTTGGGTCAGTGTACTGACAACCATTAAAAACTCCTATTACGGGGCTAGTGTCAGAGGCAGGAAGGCGAGATATTACACCACCTGTAAGCTGCTGAACTAGATCTCCATTAAAAATTGCACCTGCAAGTCCTGAAGCAATTCTATATCGAGACTGACCACCTGAATAGGGAGCACCACCCATCATTCTGCTGGGCTTCAAACCAAACGCGGCATCTTTATTAGCCATGTTATTTCTCCGTTATCGTCTACCAAAAGTTACTTGGGAGCTTCTCTGCGGATCATACTTAACATAACGAGAGTCTTTCTGGGCGTCGCCAAACATTGTGTTGTCAAGCGCCTCATTAGCTTCGGCGGTCTTGCCTTCATAATATTCTTTGCGCTCAGCTATCGTTTCGTTAGGCATCTTCGCAAGAAGAAGTCCTTCGTTGTATATGACGCCAGCATGTCTGCCATTATCCATTGTCGGTAGAGTTTCTGCCCACTCAGGAGGAAGATCCGTACCACGAACCAATTCCCAACCTTCTCGAACTCTACGAGAGACATTACTTCTGTCTTCCGCTCCTAACATGGATTCCCTGATCCACCGATAGGTATAACCCGGTGGTGGCTCTGGGGTATCAAGCTTTCTTACTGGTCGCCACGGTTTACGGCGAGTCTGATTATCGTGCGTCGCACTTTCACGGTTTGTGCGGTTTGAGCTTTTAGATGTAGTCATTATCGATTCTCCTTCGCTGATATTTTCTGCTTTTCCTTGGCAACGTGCTTTAGCCACGTATCCATGGTCATATTCGCAGGCTTTAGACCAGCAAGCCTTTCAACTTCTGAGTTACTAAAAGTCACTCCACTATTTTTTCGTGTTTGTTGCCGACCACTGGGTGCAGCGGAGGACGAAACTCTTTGCACGGCGGGTTTCGATCCATTTGTTTCGGCGCTTGATCCTACAAGGCTAGGATATACTTTTTTAACTCTGTTATCCAGTGCCTGATAATATTCGTCACTGTCGGCGTCAAAACCCTCATTTAAAAGGTTAAAGTGCGTAAAGTAAGCAAACTGTGTTGCCTGCAAATTTTCTTCGTTATCTTTGTCTCCGTACCACGAATTTTTTTCGTGCCATGACAAAGCTTCGGTAGTCGGGGCAACTTCCTGCTGCTGCTGCGGCTGCCGTGCTTGCGCCTGCTCTTGGTAGGCTTGGTACTGCCCCTGATCTTGCTGCTGAGCCTGCTGCTGGGGCTGCCGAGCCTGCGCTACGCGAAGGCGCTCATTCTGGATCGCGATCTCATTTTTAAGATCGGTAGCCTTGGACATTAGATCAGCGTCACCGGAACGAACTGCCTGACGGTAAACTTCGTCGATCTGAGCAGTCTTGGCTTTTACAGCCTCTGCCTCTTTGACTAGAACCGTATTGCTTTGCTGCGTAGTCAGAGCCCGATACTGCTGAAGCTCCTGTTCTTTTTGCATTGCAATCTGCTCAAGGTGGGCGGCCCGCTGCTCGGTTTCTTTATTCTTAGCGTTGAGCTTATTAATTCTCTTGCTAACCGACTTTGTGTAATTCTCTAGCTCGTCATCGGGGCTGACAGGGGTCCCAGACTCTTCGGGGGAGTCTGCAACAATCTGTATATCAATCTCTTCGGAATTTAAATTTTCTTGGTCTGCATCAGTATTCATCGGAAGCTCACTATGTCGTCTGGGTTAAGAATTGTGCCAATGACCTCGTCGTCATTAATCATTCTAACTTCCGCGCCATCTTCAAGCTTAAATCTAGCGCCAGAATATCTTCCGATCAACACCCAATCCTTTTCTTTGCACCACGGCTTATCACCGTACTTCGTCTTGTCTCCATAACAGAGGGGGCCAACTTTAACCACATATGCAACCACGGTGGCCAGAGCTTCTCTATCAAGAGTTTCTTTGGTTAGTGCAATTCCGCCAGAGGTCACGCCCTGCCCAGTATATGGAAGAACAAGCATCCTCCACCCAGTAGGGGTTGGCATTCTCTCAACAAGACTTAGGTCCAGAAGTTCTGGACGAAGGGTCCTTTCGTCCCCTTCAATATAGGCGCTGTCAATATTAGATTTTTTAGCGGGGGTTTCACTCAGATCGGTCAAAATTTATTTTCCTTATAAAAGTCAGAAATGCTCATTTCTACTAAGTTTAGCACTTCTAGCTGTCCTTGCAAACTTTTATAATGTTCTATATCTTTGAGCATACCATCCATTAGTATGCCGTTTATCGCTTCCCGCCTTTCTCTAATCGTCTTCTTAATAGCAGCAGAGAGGTCTAAATCATCCATTACGTCTTCTCGTAATAGTATAGACCTTTGGTCGCAGCGCCGGTGCCTCTAGTCTTCATGCGCTTTACTTCACCGCCCATTTTCATTCCTTTGGCGGTCTTCATAGCAATAGCTACGGCCTGCGCCTGTGGCTTTCCTTCGTCACGAAGAGTCTTTATGTTTTTGCTGATTGATTTCTTACCCTTTGCTAATGGCATTATTTCTTACTCCTAGTGGGTTTCTTTTTTGGCGCTGATTTCTTTTTAGCGGTAACCTTTGCCTTGGGTTTTTTTTGCTCAACAACAATTCCCACTGCTGGAGCAACGGCGGACTCAATCACTGGTTTTTCTGGTGATTTAATTGCAACAGGTTTCTCGCCCCGCATCCTAGCTTCTTTTGCCGCAATTCGTGCTTTTGAAGCGTTCTCTTCATCCAGAGCTTCTTTAGCGTTCCACGCAGCCTTTAGCTTTTCAGCTTGCCGCTCTAGCTTTTTTAACTTACGAAGGTCTTCTTGCCGCTGCAATATATAATCAGTTGTCATTGCTTACTCCCAAATTTTGCACTCATTTCCGTGAGCTTTAAGTTGTTTTGCTGTTCTAGCCGTTTAAGGCCAAGGTCTAGCTTGTCGTCTGCTACCTGCTTTTGAACACCCATTCTTTGCTTGGATATCTCTGTTTCTAGCAAAGTTTCATTTTTCTTAGCGGCCTGCTTATCCGAAAACTGCTGGGAATCTTGGTCTATCTCCTTATCCCTCAAAGCAAGCTCTTGCTGCCGTATCTGTACGAGAGGGTCAGTTTCGTTGCCCTGCCCAATACTAACCATTAGCTCCTGAGTAAGCTGAGCCAATATCGGTGAGCTAAACCGCTCCTTTATCATCTGAATTTCAGCCTGAACCTGCTGAACCTGCTCTTGAGGAATCTGGCCGGACTGCATCATTTGATTTGCCTGCTCAATTTGCTGGGCGGCCTCTGGAGGCATTTGATCCGCCGAAAGCTCAACAGCCAAAAACTGAAGATGCTGCATCATATGAGCAATAATTAAACCCTGCAATTGCGGCGTAGTCTTTACCACCTCCGTCAAAAACAAAGATCTGTGGGCGTCAATGTGGGCCTGATGATTTTGTCCCTCAAAAGCCTGCGCTGGCTGGCCCATCATAAAGCCAGAGTTTTCTATGCCCGCATCAATTGGCATTGGTGCTGGCGGTGGTGGCGGCGGTGGCTGTATCAGAGAGTCAACATCGTCTACGCCAAGCGCGGCATACATGCGGCGATAAGCCTCATAAATTCCTTCTGGACCATGTATTTCTGGATTGCTTTGGACCATGGTCAGCAACTCTTGGGCCATGGTTATTCTCTGCGACTGCGAGAATATATTTGGATCGCTGACGGGTATGACGTCAACTCTGCCGTCAAAGTCTTGGCCTTTAATCTCTTGGGCGCCGCTGCCGGTGTTGTATGGGTAAGACGGCGGCAAATATTCTCCAAACACTTTTGCCAACAACTTAAATTCAAGGCGCTGTGAATAGTGCAGGCGCTTATGGATGGCGCTCATTACCTTTGTGCCGCGCTCCAAAAGAGCCACGGTGGTGCCGACTGGCATATTTTGCGCCGCATCGCCAATGTTCATATCGCCAATGCTTGCAAAGCGTTTGCCGCTATCAACTAAAAGACCTAGCATTTGCACTAAAACATTTGATGGCTCCTTGATCGGAAGCGGTATTAAATTCTCTCTTAGAGATGCGCCAGTGGTGTCGATGTCTCTAAACTCACCAGGTTGCAGGGGCTCGTCCTCGTTTCTAATGCGCATTCCTCGCGCCTTAAATCCAGCCGGAAGGTTTGCCAAGGTTCCCGCGTCAATAAGCTGTCGCAGTATGCTGGTTGCGGACTTCGATATACCACCAATCATGTGGCTTAGACCGAGGCCATAGAAGCCAAGACCAGGTAAAAACTTATACTGCACAAAGAAATTAATCTTGTTTTTCTTTATGTCGCCCTCAAGATAATTTCTTCTGATAGAAAGTATCTTCTGGGATGACTCGTCAATTGTTACGATGTACGGCAGCTTTAGGCCCGTCGGCTCTCCGTCGTCTCCTAGGTCTTCAAAGCCGGGTAGGTCCAGCACTGTGTGCGTCTCAAAGACCGTGCTATCTCTGTCTTCCTGATAGCTTGGCGACTGGCCCTCTATCTCATCGATTTGCTGAGTTATGTCGCTTTCAGTAAAACTAGTGCCCCCACCAGTAAGCTCAATGTCAGCGTAGAATCCAATAAGCTGCTGCTTCTTGATTTCATTTTTACTCATCTTCAAAACGTGCGTGACG